TCATTTCTTATTCCTTTTCTTACTTACCCTCACGAAACCCACCATTTAAAGGTAACTCTTCAAAGCCTTCAGGTCTTTTGAAGTTTACACCTATTTTTTCCATATGAGCAAGTTGTCTGCCCGATAACTTCACTTTTCCATCTCTTGAAGTGGATTTTACCTCTTCTAAGAACTTTCGGGTCGATAAATCAACTTTATAGTCTCTGTGCATCTTATCTTCGGCATTTTGAGCTAAATAGTCACCTTTTTCCTTTGAAACCATGCCTTGACGCTTCATTTCGTCTTTATATTGACTTCTTGACGTAATTCTCTTATCTAAAGCCCTATTAAAGTGAGATATGTCTTTTTTTATAATTATGTCCATTAACCTAACCCCACAGTACCTACTGTTTGAACTTTTTGCTGCTTAATAGGCAACTTTTGTCCTGGGGAAGCCTGTTTCTTCTGTGCTTCTTCTAATAAAGCAGCGTGAATCTGTATTAACTGGTTCAACTGTTCACTTACCTGCCCCATTTTCTGTAATAACTGTGCCATAGTACCGTAAACTTGTAGCTTTGCTCTATGGTCATCATCAGGTTGAGGTGGGAACGGTATCTCTTTTCCACTCATTGAAGCGTCTACGTTCTGCTGTGCCTGTTTCATCTGCTGAACTGATACAAACCCTTCACTTTCCTCTGGTTTTATCTTACGGAACACTTCAGGGTCTCTTATCTTAAGCCTGAGCAGTAACTGTTCAAGAATTGGCGATATGTTTATTGTATTACCTTCTTGCTGTAGCTTAGTCCTCAGCTCAGGTATTGTTATCCCCTGTACCATAAGAGACAAGATTGTGTTAAGTTCCTTGATTTCTCTCTCTGGATTCTCAGGTAGCATTGAAATTACATCTATTTCAACGTCAACATCCGCTTGGACTTCTTCTTTTGTCGGGTTGTTTGACCACTCTATGTCTAATGACCCAACTATCCTAACTGCTTTCTTAATAGGCATAAACTGTTTTAACAGCTGGTTTATATAGAGAAACGAGTCTTTTAAGAACTGTGCCATTATGTCTTGGCGGTAAGCTGGTCTGGCACTACCCCCAGCAGCTCTAAGCTTAACAGAGGCAGCTGACTCCTCGCCAGACTGAAGGAACCCACGCTTTAAGTCGGTTACGCCAGATTTATCTTCTAAATTACGTTGAATACGCTGGTCAATAAGGTAAAGTTCACTTGACGTTCCTCCACCAGCATTAGCTACGAACATACGGTCTGACGGTTTCTGATTACCGTTGAAAAGGATTACGGTGTTTTCTCCTCGTTGAATCTTTTGTATATCTTCTTCTTCCGACATTCCTTCTGTAGAAATTCCAACCCAAGTTTTTGTAAGCTCTTGAGCGTTTCTAAGCTGAATGTTGGTGATGACATTCTTATGGTCAGCGACAGTCTTATAGGTGTCGATATCAGCCAACCCAAACACCGAGTCGTTGAGTTCGTTAAATTGAAGTATCTTACATGGAAACCCTTCCGCTTTAATGTTCCAATTGTTCTCTCGTAACGGTTTGTCTTGCTCCGTAGTGAGAAGATAGATAGTTCCCTTGCCTCCTTCTCGTTCCTCTTTCTTTGTCGGTCTGTGATATATCTCATAGCACCTTACGAACCTCGCTGCTGCTGATTTCTGGAAGTTATCTTCTGTAGTCTCAATTAAACTCTTATAATTGTGTATATTTGGAACGTAATCTTTACCTCTGGCGATTTGTTTCTCTAGCTCAGTAAACCTACCGACTTTATCGCCAAACCCTTTAAAACCTTTAATCATCTTCTTATCAACGTCTAGCTTATCATCTTCAACCAAATCCATTAACGGTATGTCAATTACTCTGCCTACCCACTTAGCTTCGTCTAAATTAGACATTGTTACTGCTGGGTCAAAGATAAACCGTAACGGAGAAATGCGTTTCACAAAAACATTGTCATCTTTAATATCAATTGACTGTTCTTCAGTCATTCCCCAATCGCCTTTATACCCATGCCAAAGTACACCGTGGGGGAACAAAAACGAGTCTAATAACACCTTTCTTGTCTCACGTTTATACTTAATCTCGGATACAGCATAGTTAAGTAAATGTTCTTGTGTCCGAGCACTCTCTGTCGAATCTCCCTGCTCCTCCTCCATCTTTCCCGAAATGGGGTTCCTCTTTTTTTTAATATACGTTTTGCTTCTAGGTTTTAAGAACGCCCTGGGATTCCTGAAGAAAGTTGAAGGGAGATTATACTGAATTACGGGGTATACTTCATTTAAAACAATATCCCAGTCACCACCATAGACAGGGATATACCTACCAGTGTACCTGGCAGTAGCCTCTTGAACTATCGGCTCAAGCTCTTCTTTGAGGAGCTTCTCCGACATAAGAACCTCGTTCTTAAGGATTCTTAACTTCTCATCTTTTTTAGTAAGTTTTACCATAGTATTTTTAAATAGGGCAATAAAAAAGGAGACTGAATGGGTGCACCCAGTCCCCTAAACTGTCATTATATCGAATAGTATCTGACAGTTATAAATACAGTAATTACACTAAGTATATCACATAATTTTCATTTGTCAAGAGAACAACAAGTGTAACCCGACGAGAAAAATAATTGTGTCAACCATAGCTGCTCGGCTAATTTTGTAATCTAACGACTTTGCGAAAAGCACCAGTAATCCTACCCAAAGAAACGATAAAGGTCCGTAATGATTAGATAAATACCCACCGAACCCAAGGTAAAAGCTGACAGCACCTACTTTACCAGCTAGGATGTCTAAACGCCTACCTTCTTCAGATACCTGCCCAGTTATTCTTGCTAAATGACCATCAGACCAGTCAAGGATTCCTCTAAAATAAAACAGTAATAGCCCAAACACAACACAAGCCTTACTGGGATACCATAGGAATAGACAACCAAGTACCCCCAGCATACCGTAGACACCACTAATTTGGTTAGGGTGTATATTTACTTTCTGGATTTTATACACCACCCACGCAGCACACTCCATATACAGCCGAGCTTTAAACCAAGTGTAAGGACTTCTGTCATGGTCTTTATGGTGGTCATACTGTTGGTCTCTAAGCGTTTTTAAGGAAATCACGGAGTATCTTCTTTAAGGTTGTTTTGTTAACTTTATGCCTTGCGATAATAATATATCCAGCATAGATATGATACGATACAAACGGTTTTATTTTCTTGAACAAATAGTCAAACTCGTCATTGTCATACGGTGCTTTAAGAATATTATACTTTGGCTTCATATATCTCCTTTTTCTTTATCTATATGCTACTTTGGCTGGAATATCTATACTTTTCCCCCTACGCCCAAACACAAACCTCGCTTTCTTTGGTTTTCTCATGTTCATAGCCTGTTTACGCCACCATTCAAACTCAGAGTCTTTATTATCAATTACTTTCTTTACTTTTCTAGGGTACTCTAACAGCTGAACTAACCCTTGTGCGCCATCAGGTAAATCGTCATGTGTACCGCTAGGTATCCTTAACAGCTGGTGTTCGTACTCCCCCATACCCCGTCTATGGTAAATTGTATGTTGAGCGTACCTTGGCTCTAACCGAGTAGTTATCCTGGTAATCTTATCGTTATCCCACAACAACGGTTTGAATATAAGCCACTTGTTTCTCTCACGCATAGCTTGTTTAAGTAAATACTGCATTATCTTCTCTAGTTTAGCCTTCTCAAACCCTATTGGAACACTACTCCCCGTTAAACTGCGTAACCGTTCCTCCATTGTAAACAGTATCTCTTCAATCTCATGTGGTCGCATACCTTTCTTACAGATATACTCTTCTAACAACAAATCGCTCATTGGAGTTAAGAACCCTGGCATAATTACAGAGTTATCGTTCTCCCTCTTCTCTTCCCACGCTAAATCACACGCTATTGCTGCTTTACACTGACTCAACGGGTACTTTGCTACAATCCTACCATCAACGCTGAAAAGCATAGCCTCTAAGTTCTCAATAGTCCAGTACCTGAAATCCTCTTTATGAAACTTCTTTAACGCTCCTGAAACAGGGTCGTTCTGGTACTCTTTGGCGAATACTGACGGTTTAGCTTTTTCAAGCTTGTTTAGCCAGTCAACATCCCACTTCTCTTCCCATAAACTAAACTTATCACCGTTTGCCCTCTCGTTCCTCGCTCTATAAAAGTATTTAGTGTACTCTGTATAGTGCTCCTTACTAACCAACTTCGCCATTAATGAGTCATCATGTAAGATTGTTCCTACGAATATATACTGGCAGGTCTGCTTGTCTCCAGCAGGGATTAAAGCGTCATCAAACTCGTTTCTAAGGTTCTCCCTCCTATCCCGTGACCGAACCATGGTGTCATCTTCTAAGTCATCACCAATAATTAAGTCAGGTCTGTGAGCACCAAACTTCTCACCTCTAACACTACCTATCTGTTCATGCCCCTTACACAACACCCGTATCCTATGACCGTCAGGATGTTTGAATATAGTGTCATCCTTTGCGTCTGTTTCAAACTGTACCCCGTAATGTTCCTCTAATTTAGGGTTGTTCCTGTACTCGTCTTTAATAGTCTGTAACGCACCACAAGCTTTAGCCCAGGTGTTCATACAGATAACTATAAAGTGTACCTTCTTGAGTGCTATACTATGGGCTGGCTTAAGAAACGTCAGGCAGGTACTCTTACTGCTCTCCCTAGGGGCGGCGATAGCCAACCACCTCTCTACCATACTAGCCTCTAACATCTCCTTATGGAAGTACGGGCTAGCTAACGTAAAATGCTTAGGGCAATAAAATAACCCCCATAATAAGATGTTACCCTCTATTCGTTCCTGTACTCCTTTAAGCTGTTCCATCAGCATCATTCTTTCGATTTAAGTAGGGATGGTTTCTTTTTCATAAATCTATTACCATCTAGTAACCCT